GAAGACTGCAGATCAACTGACTTCTAAAGTCAAGTACTGCAAGTCGTTCCCTGATCTGCGTCTTGTGAGTATTGATCCATCTAAGATCATCGAAGCATCATCTGTTTGGATATATAATACTAAGTACAGGAAATTGGGCATGTACATCGCCGCTCCTAACCAGACTTTGTCTATCAAGGGAACTACGATTATCAACTACAACGAAGAGCTTTCTGTATGTAAGACCCTTCGCAAACCTGAAGTCCAGTTGGGAGAATTCTCAACAGCAAGTAAAGTAGCACTTCGTAAATTTTTGGAAAATATTAATGGAAAGGCAGCCTCTCTAAATGGCCGTCTTAATGAAGACATCGTCATCTTGAAGGCATTTGTATAATGATTATCATCGATCTGTCGCAGGTAATGATCTCGAACCTGATGGCTCAATTGGGTTCTTATACCAACGCAAAAATCGAAGAAGGCCTGATTCGTCATATGGTTCTGAATTCGATTCGAGCATACAACATGAAGTTCGGCAAGGAGTACGGAGATATCGTTATCGCTTGTGACGACCGTAATTACTGGCGCCGTACAATCTTCCCCTACTACAAAGCACATCGTAAAAAAGCACGTGAAGAATCTGACATTGATTGGACTGCTGTCTTCGAGGCATTGAATCGTATCCGTGAAGAGCTTAAGGAATATCTTCCGTATCGTGTTATCCAAGTTGATGGAGCTGAGGCCGATGATGTGATAGGAACTCTGGTTCATAAATATGGTAAATATATCTGTAGTGCATCAGATGAAAAGATCCTGATTCTATCTGGTGATAAAGACTTTGTACAGCTGCAGACCTATTCGAATGTAGATCAATATGATCCAGTTCGAAAAAAATATATAAAGAATAAGGATCCTGAGAAGTTTCTATATGAACATATCATTCGTGGGGATAAGGGAGACGGCATTCCTAACTTCCTCTCTGCGGATAACTGTATTGTTGTGGGTGATCGTCAAAGGTCTATTACTGCAAAGAAACTAGACGTATGGTTGACGCAGAAGCCAGAGCAATACTGTGATGAGAATATGCTGCGTAACTTTAATCGCAACAAGCAATTGATCGATCTGTCGAATATTCCCCAGTGGGTACGAGACAACGTTCTGAACGAGTATGAAGCTCAGAAGGATAAAGGTCGTCAGCATATGTTTAATTACTTTATCAAATTTAAACTGAAAGGATTGATGGAATCCATCAACGATTTTTAAGATGAAACTTGGAATCTCTGAAATCTTGGAACTCGCTTCTAAGAAAGAAACTAAAGAAGAAAAAATTGAAGTTCTACGTAAATATGATGGTGTCACTCTACGAACAATCCTGCAGGGAGCATTTGATCCTGGTATCGAATGGGATCTGCCTGAAGGAGCTCCTCCATACAAGCCTTGCGACTTCCTCGATCAGCAGGGCCGCCTGTATCAAGAAACTCGACGTCTTTGGATCTTCTTAAAAGGAAGACGACCTGATATCAAACCAGTCAAGAAAGAACAACTCTTTATTGGACTTATCGAGTCACTTGACAAAGATGACGCAAAGCTTCTTCTTGCTATAAAAGATAAGAAGATGCCGTACAAGGGAATCACGTATAAACTAGTACAAGAGGCTTTTCCTGGCCTCCTTCCGGAAAAATGAGCAAGCATCAGACAAATAAATTTGGTAATAACAGCCGTAAGACGTTTAAAGAGATGAGACACTATGATGACGAAGAGTCTCATCGTAACGATAGAAGCAATAAGTTCTATAGCAAGCGGCTAGAGCATGCACTTAAGGTAAAAGACGTGGATGAGCTAATGAAGCTCGAGGAAGAGTATTGATGCCAATCTATACATTCAAAAATCTGAATACTCAAGAGATCGAGGAACATACTCTTCGTATCTCTGAGTATGATAAGTTCAAAGAAGATAATCCTCATTTGGAAAGATATATCGATGGATCACCGGGTATGAGTGATCCTGTTCGATTGGGCCTCGTGAAACCTTCTGACGGTTGCCGAGAAGTTTTACGCAACATTAAGAAAGGGAGTCCGGGTTCTAAAATCAACACGTTTTCGTAACAACATTCAACAAGGAAACACATGGGTAAAAGATACTACGAAGAAGAAGAACTGCTTTCTAGAAAATCTAAGAAAGCGCCCAAAGTTGAACAATATGGTTCCAGCAACAACGTCATCGCTATAAAGAACCATATGAAACTAGATGATATCGTAGCAAAGACTGAAGCACAAAGACAGGCCTTTGATCTAATTCAAGACAATAAGAACATCATACTCCATGGTGTTGCTGGTACAGGAAAGACATTTATCTCCATGTACTTGGCTTTGAAAGAGATCGCTAATAGGTCTTCTACTAAAAAGAGGATCACAATTATTAGAAGCGTGGTTCCAACACGAGATATGGGTTTCCTACCAGGAAGCGATAAAGAAAAGACGAAAGTCTATGAATCGCCTTATAGAGCAATCTGTGAAGAACTCTATGGAAGAGGTGATGCATATGAGATCATGAAGACGCAACATGCTATCGAGTTTTTATCGACATCATTCGTCAGAGGCACGACACTAAATGATTCTATCGTTATCGTAGATGAAGTTCAGAATATGACATTCCATGAACTAGACTCTGTGATCACCCGTATTGGTAAGAACTGTCAGCTTATTCTTTGTGGAGACTTCCGTCAAGGAGATCTCTCTAAAGGTGAGAAGTCAGGTATTGTAGATATCATGAAGATTCTTGATCGTGTTAAAGGCTTTGAACATGTTGAATTCCTTGAAGAAGACATTGTTAGATCTGGATTCGTGAAGAGTTATATCATTGAAAAATCCCGACTCGGATATGGTTAAAACATTTAAGCATGAGTTCGTAACGCTTCCCGATCTTCAAACTGAAACGAAAGACGGGAAGCGTTATTACATTGGAACAAACGGTAAGAAACTCCCTTCAGTAACATCAATCCTTGGAGCTGTATTTGGTTCTTGGGTCCACGAGTGGCGAGCAAAGGTTGGAGAAGAAGTGGCCAACAAGATCTCTACTCAAGCTGCCACACGAGGAACAGCTATCCATAAGCTTTGTGAAGACTACATTCTCAACAAGCCAGATCATCTCAAAGGACATGTTCCCGTCAACACAATGATGTTCAATCAGATGAAGTAACACCTTCATCGAATCGAAAACATCTATGCGGTAGAAGCTCCATTGTTCTCTGAGGCGGTTGGTTGTGCTGGTCGTGTTGACTGTATCGCAGACTTTGATGGAATCCCATCCATCATCGACTACAAGACTTCTCGTCGTATCAAGACATCTGAGGATATTGAAAGCTACTTCATACAGATGACGCTCTATTCACTTATGTTTGAGGACATGACAGGAATCAAATGCAAGCAGCTAGTCGTAATCATGGGTGTCGATCATGAGGATCCTCTTCTATTTGTTGTCAAAAGGAAACAGTACATGGAACGTGCTGCGGAGGTTTTGACAACATTCTATAAGTTGCAAGACAGGAAACTGTAACAATCTGATAATATTTCCGGAAAGAAATAGTTAACAAAAAGAAACACCCTGGGAGAGATCCTGGGGTGTTGTGGCATCCGGAGGATGAATATCCCATCATCCAGCCAACTCGGAGGTCCCTGGGAGGCCCTGGTAGGATTACAGGTTCGATCCCTGTTCGGTCAGCCAAGTTTCCTTTTTGATACTGTATCTTTTTTGACACAGTATGCAAAAAGTAGTGTACAAAGCTGAATCGTTAGTGTATAATTACTCTATCGATTGAATAACGAAGCTCTTTAAAAATTTAAGTTTCAGTGGACCGTTCGACTTCTGGTGAGGTCACCACCCTTTCAAGGTGGCTAGGTCGGGTTCGAATCCCGCACGGTCTGCCATATTGAAGCACATTGCTTTTCTTAGGCGCTTGAGTCGTGCCTGTAGTTTGAGATAGTGTGCTTCAATATGGCACACCAACTAACTGTAATACGGGCGGGGATTTATATCTAATGCCCGGTAGCGTGTACCATAGCAGTAAAATGCTTGTGTAGTAATCAGATTGTTGCGATTTGATGGGGCATGAGCATAGTCCACTCAACGTGAGATACGTAAGTCTCTTGGTTGCTCTTGAGATTTGGAGTGCGGTGAGATACCGACGGTGGACGCCATATTGAAGAACATTGCTTGGCTAGTTACGGAAAGAATACATAATCGGGTCAACGAGCCTTTACTCCGCCCGAAGAACGGTATCGTAAAGATATATGGACCGTCTGTGTATTGTGTAGTGTTCTTCAATATGGTAGAGAGTCAATGTTAAAAATGGGTACTCAGAATATCCGTTCTCGAAAGGTGCAAATCCTGATTAAGCATAGAGCCGAGTAATAAGAACATAGACTCGCCATATTGAAACACACTTACACTGTGGCGCTTTGTCCTTCCCAGGTTCGAAACTGGATATCGCATAAACAGTTCAAGCCCCGGTCGCTCCGGTCTGCTGTGTACAAGAGAGAAGGTCGAGTGTGTTTCAATATGGCTTGTTCATATAAAGGTTATTATGCTGGACTGTCTATCCGGTCATAGGGGTTCGATTCCCCTACAAGTCGCCAAGTTTTTGCGGGATTAGTTTAATGGTAAAACGAAAGCCTTCCAAGCTCTAGTTATCGGTTCGATTCCGATATCCCGCTCCAGTTTTATCTCGGATTGGTGAAATGGTATCATTCGTGGTTTGGGACCATGAGGCGCAAGTTCGATTCTTGCATCCGAGACCAAGTTATGCCGTCATAGCTCAGTTGGTAGAGCAGCTGCCTTGTAAGCAGAAGGTCCGGAGTTCGATTCTTCGTGGCGGCACCAAGTTTATTTAGGAGGAAGTATGAAACGAAAACGCATCGCTGGCCCACGTAACCCGTTCGTGAAGCTAGCATTATTTAAAAAAGCGGGTGAACATCGCAAAAGCAACAAAGCTGTTCGTAAAGCGATGAAGCAGAAACACTGGGAGTGTGATGAAACGGTATCATAGCGGACTTTTAATCCGTCATTTATGGGTTCGAATCCCATCGCTCCTACCATATAAAAGTAATTTCTTTGAGGTCTTGGTCGTTACCAGCGTAGCAAAAACGGCGCCAGAAATTACTTCTATATGGTAAAGACGTAATTAACCTTTATCATAATCGGAAGTCATGACTCCGATGACTCGTGGTAGTGTAATGGTAACACGCAGAGAGGCGTTGGTTCGATTCCAACCTTGGGTCTTAGGGCCCGAGTAGCTTAGCCAGGTAGAGCGCAGCGAGATGAGGGTTTCGAAATCCCTCCCACAATGGGTCGCTATATATAAACACATTATGACGAAGTTACGCCTAGTGGTTGCAAACACAAAGCTGATGCGTCTTAATAGGAATCGGACTCCTAGTAGTGTGTTTATATATAGAGAATATTGCTCTTGAAGCATTGATGGCGATGCACTGGTCTTGAAGCCTGAGAATACGGTTCGATTCCGCTAGTGTGGCACCAAGTTTTAGGATACATACAGCAAATTCTATCCAAACGATAGGTAGGTGGTTCGACTCCATCATTTCGCGTATCGCGAGATTAGCTCATCTGGTAGAGCATTCGTCAAGAATGTATCCTGTTGAATTATGTCCCTTTAGCATAACTGGAGAATGTACCATCCTACGAAGTTGGGGTATGCAGGTTCGAATCCTGTGGGGGACGCCAGATTTTCGCCGATGTGATGGAATTGGTATACGTGTTGGTCTTAGAAACCAAATTTTGTGAGTTCGAGTCTCACCGTCGGCACCAAGTTTTAGGGTAGGTTCTGCAAAAACAAAACTAGCTGGTTCGATTCCAGCATTACGCACCAAAACCTAGCGTGATGTGCCACGGTGGCAATCAAACTACCCTGTTGTTTAATGGAGACGTTAGCCGAATCGGCATAGCGGCAGCTGCCTTGAAAGCAGAAGGCTCAGAAATGGGTGTGTGAGTTCGAGTCTCACCGTCTCCGCCAATTTTAATGAAAGGAGTGGCATATGCCGAGCGTATTTTTGACTAGTGATACGCACTTCGGGCACGCTGGTGTGTGCCGATTCTTGCGTGAAGATGGAACCAAGTTGCGACCATGGGAAGATCCAGAAGAAATGGATGAAGCCATGGTAAAGGCTTGGAACGAGACAGTGAAGCCCACTGATAAAGTTTATCACTTGGGTGACGTTGTCATTAACAGAAAAGCATTAAAGACCTTACATCGTTTGAACGGCGATAAGGTTTTGATCAAGGGTAACCACGACATCTTTAGATTGGAAGAATACACTACGTTCTTCAGAGATATTCGTAGCAGCCATGTGATGAATGGAATCATCTTGACTCACATACCGTTGCACCCTGATCAATTGTATCGTTTTGGATGTAACATTCACGGTCACTTGCATAGCAACAGAGTTATGCATACTGATAAGTACGGTGTTCGTACTGTTGATCCACGTTACTTCTCTGTGTGTGTTGAACAAACTGACTTCAAGCCAATTTTGTTTGAAGAAGTTTTAGAGCGCATCAAGAGACAAGGTGGTGAGGTAGGTTTCAAAAATGGTAACCGTTAATGGAGAGTGGGCAGGACGGTAATGCAGCGGATTGCTAATCCGTAGACCGTAGTAATACGGTCACTGGGTTCGACTCCCAGACTCTCCGCCAATTTTGCTTGCAAGCTGATCTCGGTGCTTCCGTGCTCCCGAGTAAGAATGACTGTTTGTGGTTCTCCCCTGACGAGATAAAGCAAATGGTAAGACGGAGCCATGCCCCTGTGGACAAATTGGTAAAGTCAGCACTCTCAAAAGGTGTGCCAGCGGTTTCTCGGTTCGAGTCCGAGCAGGGGTACCAGAATTCAATGCGGCTGTGGTGGAATCGGTAGTCACAGCAGACTTAAAATCTGCCGCCATCGTGCGTGTCGGTTCGAGTCCGACCAGCCGTACCAAGTTTTGCCCCGATGGTCTAACGGATAAGGCAACGGTCTTCTACACCGTACGATGTGGGTTCGATTCCTGCTCGGGGCGCCAGATGTTGGGCTGATAGCTTAATGGTAAAGCAGCCGACTCATAATCGGTCGAGTGAGAGTTCAATTCTCTCTCAGCCCACCAGAGTTTATGTGCGTGTGTAGCTGAATTGGTTAGGCAGCGGATTGCAAATCCGTATCATGCAGGTTCAAGTCCTGTCACGCACTCCAAGATACCTGTTGACTTGTAAAGCAGGTTGATGTATAATAGTGTCTTAGTTGATGAGGTTCTTCGCTGTTGTTGATGAAGATACTTGTTGACTTGTAAAGCTGACTGAGGTATAATAATGTCTTAGTTAGTCGTTCTTTGAAAATTTCATGTTGTTTATGCACCGTTCGTCTATCGGCTAGGACACCAGCCTTTCACGTTGGTAAGATGGGTTCGATTCCCATACGGTGTACCAAACTTTATACACATGACAATTCAGTGTAGATGTTGAGAAAGTAGAGCCTCGAAAACTCTATGAATGAAGGAATCAGCGCAAATCTGGCTAAACTAGTAACTTCTGCTACCAACTATCACTACGGATCGCAACTGAAACGTACATGAGGAGAATGTGACCCATGAAAGCGAGGGTCTGCTGAGTTGTCAGTTGTATAAAGTTTATGGGTGTGCGGCGAAGTTGGAGAGTCGCAGCGGACTGTAAATCCGTTTCCTCTGGATGAGTAGGTTCGATTCCTACCACACCCACCAATATCGGTAGTCAGCAGACTACTGTCAATCTTGACATAGGGTCAAGCGTGTAAAGTTCGGGTCTCCTCCTGGAGGTCTTTTCGGTACTCACGATAGAAGTACGGCTAAAGTTCGTAATGCCACAAATTCATGCACCGTTAGCTCAATCGGGAGAGCACTGCACTGTCACTGCAGAGGTAAGGGGATCGAAACCCCTACGGTGCGCCAAAACAGTCTGTTGAGGTAACGAAAACGCTAAATAGAACTAGGAGGATCTATGTTCTATCTTGTGTATAAAATTACCAACACAGTCAACGATAAGTTCTATATCGGGTGCCATAAAACAAAAGTCAAAGATGACGGTTATATGGGCTCTGGTATTCTTATCAAACGTGCAATAGAAAAGTATGGCGTTGAGAATTTCAAGAAAGAGATACTAGCTGAATGTTCCTCTTCTGAAGATATGTATGCAAAAGAAAAAGAACTTGTGGTTCTCTGTGAAAATAGCTATAATATGAAACATGGTGGTGATGGTGGTTTTGATTTTATCAATGACAACCGAATCAACAATCGTGTTAATAACTGCGTGCTTGGAGGCAAGCACGGTGGTAAAGCTGTTCATGAGAGAAAACTAGGGATACACGCAGAAGATTGGGTGCGTCCTGAGCAGAAGAAGAAAGTTTCTGATTCAGATTTGTTAGCGTCATATGAGAAACATAGTAACGTCAGTGAAGCATTACTTGCTGTTGGGTTAGCCAGAACAGGTGGTGCTAGAAGACGATTATTACGATTGATAAGTAGATAATATTGCGGGTAGGTCAAGCGACCCGAATGGTCTCATAAGCCATCTCGAGCGTGGAGCGTTACCACGACCCGCAACCAGTTTTTGCCCTTCTAGTATATTGGTATTACAGTTGCCTTGTAAGCATCAAAATGCGGTTCGATTCCGTGGTGGGGCACCAAGTTTTAGGATTCTTTCAGCAATTATAAACTTTCACTGTCTATGAAAAGAAAGCGAATCCTGTTGAATTATGCGCGAGTGGTGGAATGGTAGACACGCTGGTCTTAGAAGCCAGTGCCGAAAGGCGTGAGAGTTCGAGTCTCTCCTTGCGCACCAGTTATGCATCTTTAGCTCAGCGGTAGAGCGTCTCCCTTACAAGGAGAGGGTCGTAGGTTCAATCCCTGCAAGATGCACCAGTTTTAGGATAGGTTCTGCAATCAAAAGCATTCAACTTGTAATTGAAAAAAGCTAAAAACTATCCTGTTGTATTTCGGTGATGTGGCGTAGATGGATGCGCACCGCCCTCATAAGGCGAGGAGAGTGGATCGATACCACTCATCACCACCAGAGTTATTCGGAGTATAGCGCAGTCTGGTAGCGCATCTG